ATTGTTTCTGATAAACCACAACTTTTTAGCAAAGGAGAAAGCGCACTGGCCGTACCTGCTGCACCACTGCCAGAAAGTTCAGCACCAAATGATACTGCAACTCTTTTGTTTGCAAGCAATGTAGGTCTTGTACTATTTCCAATAAAACCTTGAAAAGCAGTAGCCTGTACATTATCAGATTCTATTGGTGTTACTTCTATGTCAGTAACCTGTATAGCATTTGATCCAGCAACAGGAGTTGGATTACTCCCATATGATGATTCAATCTTTGCTAGTAGTTTTGTCGTTCTTGATAGAGCCATTGTCGTTAGAGGAATCGGTTTCTGGTACTAGTGTAGTTTCCCCAGTCTCAGGATCGAACAAATATGTTCCACCTGTACCTGGATTTGGAACTTCTTTACTAATTTTAGCCATAATCTTAAGATGAAGTTAAATCAGTACGACTTGTTCTATATCGAACTAAGAAGTCTTGACTTACTATACCAAGAGGTAGGTCAGCTTCAACTAAGTTAAAGTCAGTACGATCTGGCGTTAAATCCAAAGCATACCCATTTACAGTTTGGTCAGCCATTAGTTTTAAGTGTACTTGTTGTGAATATATGTCTGATTCATCATCAGGTAAAGAAGCTCTAACAATCGTTGATACTCTGACACGCATAGACCAATCTAATTTATCAAAGAAGTTAGTATCTGTAGGTTGATCTGATATTGGTTCTATTATTATGGCTGGTGCTTCACCGCGACTTAGAGGTTCTACTCTTGATCTATAAACAGTCGCATTAGATATTGCATCAAGATTTGTTTTCATTCTTGCTAGTATCTGTTCTCTTAATGTATCTGCCATTATGTCTTACTCAATAAAACATTAGAAAACTTACCATCATCTGTAAGTAAATTTTCTCTTACTGTATATGCAACAGAGTCAACAGTAATACTAGAGCCTCTTACAAGAGCCGAGACATCTGTTGTAACTGCTGTCAGGATATATTCTGTAGATATTGCTGTTCCACCTGCTATAACATCATCTGCTGAATCTAAATGACCTTTAAATGCAGTGCCTCCACCAATCTGACATGTAACGCCATCTTGTAAATATACTCTGAGTGTTGCAGTATCTTCAATTATTGCCATTTTTTACCTTTGCTTTTTTTGGCTTTTGTTCAGTTGCCTTTTCTGCTTTTCCAATCCTAATTAATAATTCACCATCAGAATCAGACACATCATAAGTTTTACCAGCTTCTAAACTAGCTCCACTTGCTCCTACGTT